CCCGTAAGGGAGCCCGTGCTTAAGTGCAACACCACGCAGGTATCACTGTTAGGTGATTGCGGAACACGAGTATCCAGTTAGCTACTGGGGAGGCGTGTTCCGTCCTGCGGCCTACTCAAGTAGGTCCGAAGAAGTTGGACATTAGAATCCAGCTCTTCTTCTTTCCTCCATAAGGGACTTTGTCAATGACTGTTAGCTTTCGTATCAGAGGGGGCCAGAAACCATCCTATCGTTACACGGTTGGAAACAACCTGTCTACGACTTCGGATACTACTGGCTCCTATGACGTCGGCTATATAGTCGAAAAACTCACCTCTGAGAAGCATATTTTCGCAAATAGACCGCATAAGCTGTCTAAATGGGAAAAGCGTTACCTCCAATACTATGGAAAACGCGACTTCGGTGGACCTTTCTCGGTACAACGAAGAGCTGCTCAGGTCGCCCCTGCTTTCATTCAATATGCAAGCAGTAACCCGTCTCATGTAGGATCCTGGTGGGACTTCCGTGGGTACTTAGTACCCTCGAAGGCTCCGCTCGGTCTACCTGCGCCGAGTTCTGTTCCCCCTCTAATCTCTGCCCCGCTAATGCGCGGCAAAGGGATCGAGGGTTGGAACAAGTGGAAACCGACTGCTACCCAGGTTAATACTGGGCAAGCATTGGGTGAGTTGCGCGCGATCGGCGGATTGCCGGTATCTCCCAAGATGATTCAGGAGCTTAGAGAGCTCGGTAGAGTTCTGCGACACCCGTTGCAGACTCTCCGGCACGCTACGCGTACTGGTGTACCTGGTCATGACGCTTTGCGTTATGCAGGATCCGGTTACCTGGGTTATCAATTTGGGATCAAACCTTACGTTCAAGATATCATGGCAACCACTAAGGCTGTCCTTGATTTCGATAAGAACTTACGACAGCTCGTTAGAGATAACGGGCGTCCAGTTCGACGTAAGGGTCGCGTGTCATTGACAGAGACGAGTGACACGGTTCACACGCAGGCCTCCACTCTTGGAGGCATGTGTCGTCCGTCCCTTGCCACTCAGCTCCACGATGGCATCCAACAAATGGATGTGACAACGGCGATCTCCCTAGAGTTTTGGTTCTCTGGTAGATTTCGCTATCACTTGGATCCTTTCCGTGAACACGGTTTAGGACCCATCCCTGATAGAGAGAAATATCAGTTGCAACGTATACTTTATGGTATAGATCCAACTGACGTCACTCTCATTTGGGAATTGATGCCATGGTCCTGGCTGATCGATTGGATAGTGCCCATTGGGCCTATGATCAATAACTTAGTTAATGATCAAACCGATCGCCTTGTAGCAGACTACGCGTACATCATGGGACACTCAATGTCCTCTGAGTCCACTGTAGTCAGGGGTAAACTGAAGAACTCAGGCCCCTTCACCTCGACTTGTTTCATCTACGATGAAATCAAGCAACGAGCTGTTGCTAGCCCTTATGGATTTGGCGTTTCGTTTACGGGTTTTAGTCCGAAACAACTCGCCATCCTAGCTGCTCTTGGCGTAAGCCGATAGCGGTTATGGAAATGCCCCCTTACATATTGTGTGTGTGGGGAAACCTCCTAAATCAAGGAATCGTGCCATGCTGGCCGACCCTCAATCAGTCACTATCAATGCTGTAGCTCAATCGCTACCTGCCATTGCCCGTGGCGTCAACACTTCCACCTATCAGAAAGATGATGGAGCTGTTAAACTGTCCTTTGCCCACCAATACGGGAAGAGGACTCGTCGGACCGCGCGCTTGGATTACTCCAAGATCGTGGCCGATCCGCTTGTGCCTGCAACGAACCAGAAGGTTTCGATGTCTGCATATCTCGTTATCGATCATCCCATCACTGGGCTGACGAATGCCGAGATCAAGCAAGTCGTTGATGGCCTCACGGCCTATCTGACTGCTTCTAGCGGTGCCAAGGTGACGTCCATGATCGGTGGCGAATCGTAATTTGGTGATGACGCAATGCGTATCATCGAAATACTTTTCATCCTCGGTCTAGGACTCATACCAGGAGTCGTTGTCATGGCCTTCTTTCTTGGCCATGGCTGTACTCCTGCTGTATGACGGCTGCTAGGGTCGCACATGGCTATGGATGCTTGAGCCCCCAATCATTAGATTAGGAGTAAGCATGAAAAGCCTTATGCGATTACTTGAGTGTGTACTGGCAGATGCCGGTACATGGTGTAGCACTAGCACCACCCGTGACTTTGAAACAGTCACGAGACGTGTCGAACACGAAGGTATATCGTTTATCACGATAACCCTTCCTACCTTTTGTCAAGACTTCGAAAGTTGTCTTGAGTCAGGTAAGGTTGACTCGTCATGCTTTCTTGGTTTCAAGAGGCATGGAGCTCTCCCCGTATTTCTACGAGGTTTGCTCAGTCAGGTGTTCGACGCTAGTGATGGTACCCTGCTCAAGGAAGTGAATCACCTTGCTGTTCATGCAATCCGACAGGTTTGCTTGCTCAACAAGAAAGTTTTACTTCCATGTTCAACCGAACGTGAAAGGAAAGCCTATGATTCCTACCTTGAGACCGACAGGTCAGTTGCCGCATTTGAGGCCTCTCTACAGAACTTCTGGGCTTCTAGTCCAGAAACTTGTAGATCTTCTTCAGATGCCCATGCCTCTGAGACGCTCTCTCACACAAGAGAGAGTGATTCTCTTAGAGGATCTGATTGCAGTGGAAGTAGCGATGCTTCCTCTGCTAAGATCTTGGGAGGTAAAACTCCAGTTGAATTATCACACTTCTCAGAAGTGTCTAATCTCCTCTGGGGTTCTCTTTTCTCAGCTGACTCATTTCGAGTTGATGCTGGAAGAGTTCTACCTAAGCATGGACCCGGTTCAACGGCTGAACGTCTTCCATCTAATAGAAGATTTTCATTGCCTACTTGGCACCGGAGGCTTGACCACTGGTTCCCAGCTGCGGACTTTGTTATCCCTAATTCAGGATACATTGACCGACTTGATGGAGTCCAGTTCGTCGACCCGGAACACGAACGCCCAGTAAGGGTCATTACTGTTCCTAAAACGCTGAAAGGCCCTAGGATTATTGCGATTGAACCTGCATGTGTGCAATACACGCAGCAGGCCATTCTGGAAATCCTAGTTGATCGTCTGGAGCGTTACAGATTCACTTGTGGATCTGTGAACTTCTCGGATCAAACCGAGAACCAGAAGATGGCCCTTAGCTCTTCTATAGACGGTCGTTTTGCAACGATCGACCTTAAAGATGCTTCGGACCGCGTTTCATCCCGCCTTGTGTGGCAGATGCTTGAACGTCAACCGATATTTCGGTCGATGGTCTTCGCCTGTCGCTCCACTCGTGCGGAAGTTCCTGGAAAGGGTGTTCACACTCTTTCAAGGTTCGCGTCTATGGGTTCAGCTCTTTGTTTCCCGATTGAGGCGATGGTATTCTATACCATCGTTCTCAGCGCAATACTAAGAGCTGAAGGGTCCCGTCTAACTCCTAATTCACTACTTAAAGTGAAAAGGAGTGTGCGTGTCTACGGTGATGATATCATTGTCCCCGTAGAATATGTGCAAGTTGTGAAGAGTGAGCTCGAATGGTTTAACCTTCGAGTAAACGACCGCAAGTCCTTCTGGAACGGAAAGTTCCGTGAGTCATGTGGCCTGGACGCCTACGATGGTACCCCGGTAACACCGGTTTACGTACGTAGGAACTTGCCATCTTCACACCGTAACTCCGAAGAGCTCGTGAGTGCTATTTCTCTAGCTAACCAACTCTATGAGTCTGGTTACTGGCGTTCTGCCACTTACGTGCGTTCCGTAGTCGATCGGATTGCTACCGTTCCCTACGTTGCGAAAAACTCTTCCATTCTCGGTTGGAACTCATACTTTATTCAGTATGAGATCCAGGGCTGGGATGAGAATTTACACCGTTACCTTGTAAAAGGTAACGTTGTCTCGTCCAAGCTCCGCCATGATCATTTAGATGATTATGGTGCCTTGATGAAATACTTCCTCAAACGCGGGAGCGATCCCTACTTTGATGCGAGGCATTTGGAACGTTATGGACGTCCCTTAGTCGTCTACACCAAACTAAGGTGGGCACCGCCGTACTAGTTACGGACGGTAGGTGATGGGTACAAGAAAGCTCTTTCCTTAATCGGAAAATCTTTCTTCCATCTAGAGAGGACTAG